CCGAAAGGGTCAGTGATGAAGACCTATCACTAGGTCTGTCACGTAGCAGCTTAAGCTTTAAGGGAACTGGACTTGATGTCAAACATCTCGTCGGGTAATATAATTTTACTCGGCGGGACTCCGACCGCTCTTGAGAAGGTTTCTTGTGAAACTGTTTCGTGGTAGATCGCCTCCGGGCTTTGTTCTTCTCGAAAGAGAACGTGGCACCAGAGAGGACGTCCCGTTATCCAGTGTTCGAACTGAAAGGAACGGATACATATGAAGGTGACTAGAGGGACCCCGTCCCAATAGAAGCTGAAATGGAAATATTATGTCTCCTTAGAAAATCTAGTGGATTCTAGCTTATTGCGTACCCTTAGCGATTGATCTATAACTGATCATGATAAGTCTAAATAAAGTCGTATCAAGATCCTGGGAAGAAATGCGGTCAACCGCGCTTTCTGGGGTCTATAGGCTACCATTAGAGGATGATGGAGATATGAGGGGCTGTTTGACGACGATGTTTCGTCTCTGGCAACCACAGGGAAACCCATCCCCGTCTCAACAGACTGCCTGCAGCCGGGCACCCCTTTCGCGGGGTGTCCGAAACTGAAGAGTAGCTAGTCAAGGATATGAACTTATTCTGGCAGAGATAGCATCAATGCCGTAAAGATGAAAGTCGATACAAGCCCTGTAGTAGGGTGATGAATGATTCTAAGTCCTTGCCAAACAATAATGGATAATAGGCTAGGTAATACCCAGCTTATATTATAATTATTGTGAGACAATTAACACCTTCATAAGGGTTAACTGCCTCGGCTATCTGGCATAGCGCCGTAAAAAAGCGCTAAACGATTAGTTGGGCTTCTCGTAAGATCAGCTCCTCTAATCATAGGATCTTCTTCTGTGAGTTGAAAAAAGGCTGCATTCCACTTTGCTCGTTTCGTCCGTCACTATTATCCATCAAGGTCACCGAGGCTTAGCCATTTACCTTAAGACGGCCAATATTATGCTCATGAGAGCGGTCGCCGGTAACGGGCTAAGTAACTCTAGGGAATTTGGTGGAGCAGTGGCTCGAACAAAGAGCGATTTACCGCGAGTAATACCCGCGGGTATGAGAAAGCGTACTAAGAGGGTGATAATTCGGTAATCAGATTGTACTTAGAGTCCTTCACTCTTTATTGAGTGTTCGACTATCGAGGAAAATTAAAGTTATCGACTATTACCGCTCCAGGTGTACCGATCACTGGATCGTTTATGAGTAGTTGGAGTTCATTTGCAATAGTGTTCTTCGATTACTTAAAACAGTTTGGTGTGAGGTGCGCCCGAACGGATCTCGTTCCGGCCGCCTTTGGTTCAAGAACCTCTTCAATTGCAACAGAGATGCACCCTAACCCGATGGGGTCGAGGTGAAGGATAAGTCGTCAATGGCTGCTAAAACAGCGGTTCTTTGGCCAGAGGTTGCCGGTCCGAGGTCTGGGGGTATATTGTCTCAATATTTTCGCTCTTGAAATCCGGTCCTAACTCGCGTCGAGGAAGAGTCAATAGTAATTATATTATTGGCGACTTGCTCGCGTGGGTTCGAACCTGGAAAACTTCGAGTCTTTGCTATGGTGGACTCTCTAACACAATGGTTACTCTGCCTGCTGCATAGAATGATCTTTGACAAGATTCTGAGGTTAATTCCTCAGGACGGTACTCTCGACCGAATTGCCCTTGTGAAACGCTTAATAGCGTTTTTGCAGGGAGGTCGGGATTGCCGCGTCTGGTCTCTGATCTGACTGTTGCTACAGATAGGATACCTGTTATGTTACAGGAGGTGTTATTAGGGCTCTTCATGATTTCATGTTGGGCTTTAACTCATCATATGATGGTGCCGTTCGCCGCTTGGAAAGCGGGATGCAGAGGTTGGTTCGAACAATATGTGGTTCTCGGCGACGATCTGGTAATAGGAGATTACTGGGTTGCTTGTGAGTATTTAGAACCCTACCGTGTAATCGGAGTGGAGATCTTCCCGAGCAGGGAAGGCTCCATCCTTTGACACGATGGGGTGATTTATAGGTTTGGGTTTGTCGACCTGTACAGGATTAGGCCAAAAGCTGACATCCGGTATGGGCCGGCGAGCTCGATCAATCGTGTTATTTCAACGACATCAACCGGGTGATTGCTAGTAAGGATGAAGCGACTCTTCTTCGTCTATTGCAGACTATGGAAGATCTGGAAGAGCAAGTAGCGTTGGTGCCTGCTGCAGTTCGTCTCCAAAGGGAGGAACGGGATGTTACTCACCGAAAGGTGGATAAATGTCCTAAGCGGGTGCGATCGTGATCAAAACTCATTCGGAAATTCCGTAGAGCCGACCAGACTGCGAGACATGTTTAAGGTCACTCGAAAGAAATCGATAGGTAAGTAACGCATTGCTCATAATCCGCGTAAGCGGTGTAATTCGACTTTGGTCGTGATGCGCCTGATCGAAGTGGCCTTTGATCCGTTTCAAGGTTTAGATAGGTTAGTTCACTCAATATCTCACTCACTAGGGACTTTGACCTTAGAAAAGTCTTAGTCCTAATGGATAAGATCCGACTCCCTCTACTGCCCATAACCTGCTCCCAGAGGGGAGGGTAAGTATGGAACAAGTATTCGAAAGCAGCTTAAGCTGAACGGGCCCGCTAAACTAGACCAATTGAGGTTTAACGACAGTGTTTCTGTCGGGGGGGGCGGCCAACCCGGAGACCTG